TCTGACAAGCAGTTTGCAGAGGCAGATGCCGCCCTCAAAGAACAACAAAAGCAGCAAGGCCCACGCCCTGGTGACCAAGCCATCTGGGGTGGAGGCGGTAACATTAGCATGAAATCCGTCATGTCCGGCCAATTCAAGCCCGTAAAAGACGAAGCGGTAAGTATTAACCCTAAGTCAGCAGGAAATTTGACGGGTCCGAAAGCCAGCGTTATCATGCAGGACCATGAAAACCTTCAGGTTAGCAAGCCATGAGAATTCCAACTGATTCTGTAGAGCGCGAGGAGTTTTACCTCGACCTCATTCAGAAGTGCTTGGTTTCGAAGGAAACACGCAAGGTTGACTACGGTTCGCTGCGAAGCTGGTACTTGTTTGGCAATGGCCCAGACGAGTCACCGGCTTTGTACAACAAGATTTACCCCCACATTGACCAGCTAACCAGCTTTCTCTACTCAGCAGAGACTACGCGGTTTAGCATCAACATGGGTGCTGCTGTCAAAGAGCAAGAACAAACAAAAGTTCCGGCTCTTACACGCGCTCTCAATGACCGCTGGCTAGACACAAACGCAGATCAGAAGTTTTCACTGGCTACAACTTGGTCACTTTGCTACAACAGCGGGTTCATCAAGCTGGTCATGAAGGGGAAAACGCCCCATCCACACTATGTTGAGCCTGCTTGCATAGGTGTTTTGCGGGAAGACATCCCCGGTTTGGACAACCAAGAAGCCTTTGTCCACACCTACTACATCACAAAGTCTGAGCTTTACAGCCAGTTGTGGAGCCATCCTCGACGGGAAGAGTTAGTTAGACGGGTGTCGTCCATGCCTCACGAGCGCACGGACATTGCAAACGGGATTGAGCGCATCATCTTGTCGCAGTCAAACCCCACGATGTACGGCAATGTGAACCTTGATTTGGGCGGCATGAACCGCTACAAGGCTGAAGTTGCTGAAGACACCATCGAAATGACTGAGCTTTGGCTCTGGAATGACGACATTCAAGACTACCAAGTCGTTACCAAGGCCGATCCAGATGTCATCATCTATGACAGGGAAGGTGAAAGCCTTTTCCTCAAGGGTGAACTGCCATTCGTGCAGATTTGCCCCAACCCTCTGTATGACTACTTCTGGGGCTTGTCAGAAGTCCAGCGTCTTATCTTCCTACAGCAGCTACGCAACAAGCGTATGGCTGAAATCCTAGACTTGCTAAGCAAACAAGTCTCTCCACCTACCGCTTTGGTAGGCTTTACGGGAATTTTGGACGAGAAAAACTTTGCTCTTAACCGTGCTGGTGGCCTGCTAGCCACAGACATGCCAAACGCAAAGGTTGAGAAGCTAGCTCCGCAGATTCCTCCCGATCTATTCCGTGAAATTAACGAAATAGATGCGATGTTTGAAGAAGCCAGTGGCATTGTCAGTGTTTTGCAGGGTCGTGGTGAGTCAGGCGTGCGCTCATCTGGTCATGCTTCTCAGCTTGCCCGTCTTGGCTCCAGCCGTGCCAAGAAACGTGCCCTCGTCATTGAAGATTCACTAGAGAAGATGGCAACGCTATACCTGCGCTGTATGCAGGCATACGATGACACCCACTACATAGACGAACAAGGCAACCCGTTTATTGCCGAACAGTTCACCAAAGACTATGTAGTCAAGGTTGATGCCCACTCTAACAGTCCGATCTTCATGGAAGACTTGAGGACTCTGGCGTTCAATCTCTTCAAGTCCCAGGTTATCGACAAGGAATCCTTGCTCGACATGGTTGATCCGCCTATGAAGCAGATGCTTAAAGACCGTCTGAAAAAGATGCAAGAAAAGCAAGAAGCTCAACAAGCTCAGCAGGCGATGCAACAAAAGCCAGAAGGCAAACCTCAACTTAAACAGGTGGGATGATGAGCGAAGAGTCAATTAAACTGTGGTCGGAGGCTGATGCGGCGAAACAAAGAGCAAAAGCGTCTCCAAGTAGAGAGAACATAAAAAGAGCAGAAGATGCTCAGGCTTCTTATGACCGCTATATCAAAAAAACTCGTTCAGAGTCAAAAAAAGACAAGCGGTCTTCTAGGAGAGACTGATGGCTACAGACCCCGGAACCCGTTCCATGACCCAACCCAAAGCTGACCAGCCAAGGGTGGACACAAAACAACTGTCTCGCGGAGAAGCGAGTCCTAGCTTGACAAGCCGCCAAACTGGGTTTAAAACCTACACCGGTCGTAGTCAACGGGACTACAACCGCCGTTAAGGAGTAATCATGTACGGACGCAAAATGAAGCGTGGTCGCAAGACCCGCCGTTAATTCCCCGAAAGGGAAATAGGGTATGGCTGCTTCCCCTGTAAGTAAGTGGCCGCCTGAACCAAGGAGCGCATCATGCGTAAAGGTCGTAAAGGTCGTAAAGGCCGTAAGTAATCCGTAAGGATTTGTCTTTGAGAGGCTGACATAAAATGCCTCTCGCAGATTATTAGGAGTTGTTATGAGTGTTCCAGCAGACAAGTTGATGGAGTTAATGCGAGGAAGTCGTTCCGCAGGTACTTCTATGCCTGCCCCCGCAGCGATGCCGCCAGAGGGTGGTCCTCCTATGTCTCCTGCTGACAATGAGATTCCTCCTATTGCCGCACCGATGTCCACTCCTGAACCCAAGATGGGCAGCAAGGAAGCGGCCATGATTAACATCGGCATGGCAATGGACTTGCTGGAGCAATCGCTTCCGGCTTTAGGATCGGATTCAGCAGAGGCGCAGAAGGCAATGACTGCTCTGCGCTCTCTCACAGAATTGCTTGGCCCACGCAAAGGTCAAGTCAACGAACTACAGCAGTCTGAAATTCTTCAGATGCTCCAATCTCTCCCTCAAGCTGGTGGTGCAACGCCTGAAGGGAAAGCTCTAGCACAAGCACCTGTCCCTGGTATGCCTCCTGCCGGTGGTATGCCGCAACCCACCCCCATGTAACAGGAGTCCATCATGGATTTGTTCAAGCCCCGTGGCTCTGCCGCCCCGCGCCGTCCTACCGACAACAACCAGCAAAACGGTGTTGTCACCAACACTCCCCGCTTCGCCGAGCTTGGCGGTCTGACTGGTCCCAACAAAGTTGGCAAGACCGGCATGGCCGTGAAGAAGCCCGGTGACGGCAAAAAAGTCATCTAAATTTAAGTAAGAGGGTACATCATGTCACTAGAAAATCTTTCTTCAGAAGCACGAGACGAGTTGGCTGCACTGGCTCAGCGCCTTGCAGACAACCCCGAGACTCGTAAAGACTTCTTGCGTATGACCAAGAAGGTTAATCCTAACCTTCCGATTCCCGAGCTTGAGATTGAAGAAAAAACAAGTTCTGCTCTGGATCAGATGCGTAAAGAAAACGATGCCATTCGCGCAAAGCTTCAGGCTAAAGAAGCTCAAGAGATGCTCGACAAGCGCCGCCAGTCTTTGGTGAAGAAGGGTCTAGTCGATAATGAAGACGAAATTGATGCCGTGGAGAAACTCATGTTGGAGAAAAAAATCGCCGACCATGAGACTGCGGCACAGTATCACCAGTGGATGAAGCAAGCAGCAGTTCCGACTCCTTCCGGTTATCAGCCTTCAGCCGTCAAGAATTTTGACCTGAACAAGTTCTGGAAGAACCCCGGTGTTGCCGCTCGTGAAGAAGCGGTGAAAGCACTCAATGAGCTGCGTAGACCTATGCGGCCTATTGGATTGTAAAAGAGGGTATTTTTTTCTAGGAGAGAACCATGCCTATTGGTGGCGGTATTCTTCCGGCAACAGGTAGTTCGCAGTTTACCGAACTGACTTATGTCACTCGGCGTGCGTTCATCCCCAAGCTGGTTGTTCAACTTTATAACTCGACCCCGCTGATGGCGGCTCTGATTGCTAACAGTCAGCAAGCTAGCGGTGGTGTGTCGTCCGTGACTGTGCCCGTCCAGGGCGCTCAGTTCGTGAACGCACAATGGTCAGACTACAGCGGCTCGTTCGCTCAACCGTCTGTCCAGCAGGGCGCTTACAACGCTGAGTATGACCTCAAGCTGATGATTTCTCCCGTGCCGTTCCTAGGTATGGAAGGTGCAGTTCAGCAAGACGCAGCCATCATCCCCCTGATCGAAGCGCGTATGAATGACGCGACTAACGTCATGATGGATGCAATGGCAACGGCTCTGTACAACAACACGACCAACACCCAGCAGTTTATCGGTCTGCCTGCCGCTGTGAGTTCTTCTGGAACCTACGGCAACATCAGCCGCTCTGCTTACACTTGGTGGCAGTCGAAATCGTACTCTGCTGGTTCCGTCAACCCGACCCGTCAGAACATCCTGCAATACATCTCCGGCACTGTGAAGAACGGCGCTGAGATGCCTTCGTTTGGTGTTTGCGGTTTTGGTACTTGGACCCTGCTGGCTCAAGACTTTGTTGGTCAAGAGCAGTACGTCATCACCCCAGGCTCCGGCTTTGACGGTGATACCAACGGCCCTCACGCTGCATTCCGCGCCCTCATGGTTGCCGGTGTGCCGATCTATCCTGACCCGTACTGCCCAGAAGGTACGGTGTACTTCCTAAACACCAACTACCTGTCGCTCTACATCCATGAGCAAGGTTCGTTCGTGTTTACGGGCTTTGAGTCCACCCTCCCCAACTGGCAAATCGGTTACGTCGGCGCTGTTCTGATGATTGCAGAACTTGTCAACGTCAAGCCGAAAGCTATGTCTGTGGTCAGCGGCTATAACTACCTCTCACTGTAAGGAGTAGAAAATGTCTCTGTCTACAAACAAAATCATTCTGGCAAATGCCACCACCAACACGGCTGGTGCGTATTTTCTTACCACCACCGTAACTTCTGTCAGCACCGGCAACGGTACGGTCATCCCGGCAGGCGTTTACCTGATGTTCCCGCAAGCGAACACCAGCGTGATTGCCTTTAACGGATCGGCCAATGCTACGCTGATGGCAGCTAACACTGGTGGAGTCATCATCTCTGATGGTGTAAACGTGTACGCCAAGTCCACTGCGGCTAGCGATACCGTGACCTTGCTGGCTACCAATGGTGGTCTGAACGTGTCCGGCACGTACAACACCTGATAGGAGTAGGTAATGAACGCGAATCATGTAGGCGCTCTGTACCCTGACCATTTTGGCAATTTTGTCGTTGCACAAGCTAGCGGCCCGACTTACCTCGGTGCTACTGGCAACGCTGTCAACACTTTGGCTCAGTTTAACAATAGTAGCTACATCGTTCGCCGCATTACCGTTGCTAACGCAAGGGGCAGTGTTGCTGCTGCAAACGTGACGATTCTCACCACCAGTGATGGGAATACGAGCAATGCAGTAACCAACGCAGCCACCTTGACTACCGTTACCGCAGCCACGAAATTCCAAGACTTGCCGCTTTCAACGACAGCAGCGTCTACGGTCTACACTGGCTCTTTGTACGTGTACGTTGGCACAGCAGCCGCAGCAAACAATGCGGTTGACATCACGGTTTACGGTGACGTTGTGACGCTATGACAGACTTCGTTTATGTGACCAATCGTAGTGACAAAGCATTGTCTTTTGTCTATGCTTACAAGAACTACGATTTCCCAATTGGAAAATCTGTGCAGATTTCGGCAGAAGCCGCTCGGCATATTTTTGGTCATGGCGATGTCAACAAGGAACCGTATCTTGCCCGTCTGGGTTGGATACGGCTCCACTCTGAACTAGAACAAGGAATGGAAAGGCTTTCTCAGTTCATCATGTCTGATGAGCCTTTCGTTGAAGAGAACCGCTCGTTACCCTCGGCGGTCGGTGTAGTACCCCTGCATGTTGAAAAACGTGCCGGGGGAAGCACTCGCCAGCGGGTTGCGTAAAAAAATGGAACGTCGATGGCTACTCTTGCTTCCTACCTTACGGAAGTCCGTAGGCTCTTGCACGATGCCAACGGTGTCTTCTGGTCAGACAATGAACTGACAGACGACATCAATGCGGCACGAGAGCGCACGGTAAGAGATACTGGCTGTCTACGTAATCTTCAAATCACCTCTACCCCACTGTCGTCTACAGGTGTAGCCGCTACAGTGTGGTCAGAGGGTTTAGCAGTAAGCACTGGTGATTTTGTATTCAACAACATTTTCATCTACCAAGTCACTAATGGCGGTGTGCTTGGTACTACTGCTCCTCCGTATCCTAACGCCAACTACATCTACCCGCCTGCTACGCCGTTTGCAGACGGAACCGCCACCCTTCAATACGACAGCCCCTGCGAGGTAATCAACCTTGCTGCGCTGCCAAACGGCATTCAGACGCTAGACGTTCTGAACGTCAACATTTACTGGGGCAACAGTCGCATTCCTCTGCGCTACTTGCCCTGGTCAAACTTCAACGCTCAGTTGCGCTATTGGCAAAACTACGTTGGAAGGCCCGTGTGTTTTAGCATGTACGGGCAAGGTCAAATCTACATTGGCCCAGTGCCAGATCAATCCTATCCGTGTGAGATTGACACGGTGATTCTTCCGCAACCACTGTCTTTGTCTGCCACCACTCAGGTAGATCAGATTGTGGACCCCTACACAACGCCTGTAGCTTTCTATGCTGCGTACAAAGCAAAGTACAAAGAGCAGAGCTATGGTGAGGCTGAGATTTACAAGCAGGAATACGCCAAGAACGTACAGGCTGCTTTGAACAGCACGTACACGCGACGTATCCCGGACCCTTACTCTAACCCCTACTAATCATGGCAGCAGCAGAGCAAAAAAAGTCCTATGCTGTCATCAAGAATTTCAAGGGTCTAAACACAAAGGCCAACAGGACAGCAATCGAAGAGGCAGAGTTCTCGTGGATTGAGAACGCTATGCCTGTTGGTTTTGGCAACATCAAGATTGTCAAAGCACAAACAAAAGTCACTACCGGCGCTGGTGCAAACATCGCAGCCGCCAACACTGTTACTGCGCTTGAATCTGCCAACCTCAATGGTAGTGACTTCCTTCTTTCTTTTGAAGACAACGGTAGAGCAGAGTTCGTCAACATCACCAGCAGCAGCAAAGGCAACGTAGCTTCTGCCGGTACGTTTTCAAACGCAAACGTAACCACCGCTCAGTACAACGATGAGCGCATCATCATTGGTGACCCCAGCAAAGGCTTGTTCAACTGGGACGGAGCCAATCTTGTAAGCATTGGTTCTGTCGGCACTATCGGCATTACCAACCCAGGCTCAGGATACGTCAGCGCACCTGCCGTCACAATTTCTGCGCCTAACGATGCCAACGGTGTGCAGGCTACAGCAGTGTCCACCATCAGCACAGGCTCTGGCGGCATTGCTAGCATCAACATTACCTCCGGTGGCTCTGGCTACACCTTTGTTCCCAACGTCATTATTGGCGCTCCTGACCAAACAGGAGGAACACAGGCTCAGGCTTTCGCAACCATCTCCAGTGGTGTTGTTGTAGCTGTTACCGTGTCAAACGCAGGTAGCGGCTACACCACCATACCAAGCGTTACTTTCTCTAGCGGCGCTGCCACGGCAAACGCAGTCATCGCTACAGGTCAGGTCAACAGCATTACGCTGACAAACGCTGGTACTGGCTACACAGCAAGTCCAACTGTCACGATAGCAGCGCCTCCTAGCGGCACAAATGCCACTGCTATTGCTAGCTTTAACACGTTTAGAACAGGCACGGTTGCCGTAACCATCACCAACGGTGGGTCTGGTTACATCAACGCAGCCAACACTGTTGTCACTATTTCCGGCGCTGGCTCAAACGCAGCAGGTACTGCCATCATTTCTGGCGGTCAGGTCACCCAGGTCATCATGACCAATCCTGGCAGCGGATACTTGGCAAACACGACTGTCGCCATCACAGGTGGTGGAGCTACAAACGCGGCTACTGCCGTAGCATCTGTAAACCTCAACGACATAGTAGACGTAGCTACGTTCTCAGGCCGCGTATGGGTGGCGGCAGGGCGTACTGTCTTCTATACCGCTGCTGGCTCTTACAGCGATTTCACAAGCGTTAGCGCCGGGAGCTTTACGCTTACAGATTCAACGCTGCATGGCAACATCCGTGCGATTGTGTCTGCCAACAACTTCCTCTACATTTTTGGTGACGACAGCATCAACGTCTTCTCTGACCTTCGTGTTACTAGTACTGGCAGTACGTTGTTCACGAACACCAACGTCAGTGCTAGCGTAGGTACTAGACGTATCAAAGCCATCTTCCCGTACTTCCGCTCTGTCTTGTTTATGAACGACTATGGGGTGTATGCCCTAGTTGGATCAACCACAAGCAAGTTGTCAGACCCGCTAGACGGCATCTTCACAAGCATTGATTTCTCTTTGCCGGTCACAGGTGGTCAGGTTCTGCTCAACAACATTCTGTGTGCAGCCTTCAACTTCACCTACGCCCCCGCTGGAGAGAGTCCACGGCAGTTGCAGGCAGTGTTTTTTGACAAGAAGTGGTTCCTGACTAGCCAAGGTGCGCTTGATCTGATTACGTCTTTGCCTGTTGCTGGTCTTATCAACCTCTACGGGGTAGATGACAAGGACTTCTACAAGCTCTACAACAGCAGTACGGCAACCATCAACAGCATGATCCAGACTGCGCTTAGCCCCATGCAGGACACCATCCGCACTAAGCAGGCTTTGAAGTTTGGTGTAGAGGCAATTCTTGCGCAGGGCGCTACATTCACTATCACTGTGGACAGCGAGGAAGGTTCTAGCCCTCCGTACACGCTCAACAACTTTGCCCAGTGGATCAACAACTCTAGTCAGGTCATACCGTGGATCAACAACAGCAGTGTTGTGATAGGGTGGACGACGACAAATACCTATTTCCTTTACAAGTCAGATGCACAACAATACGGAAAGTATTTAGGTCTGACTTTGGAAAGCTCTGACCCTAACTTTGTGGTCAGCACGTTTGAGATGGAACATGAATTAAGAGTGAGGTTCTAATATGACAGTCCCGTATTCTTTCAGTGCTGCAACAAGCGCTATCCCGTTGTCCCAGTTGGACGACAACTTCAACACAACCATCACGCTGGGCAACACTGCTATCCAGCTAGGCAACACCGTCACTACGCTCAACAACATGACGTTGGCGAACGTGACCATTTCTAGCGGTAATGTGACTATCACGAACGTGACGGTGACTACAGCAAACGTAACGACAGTCAACGCAACCACAGTCAACGCAACCACAGTGATTGCTACGACTGCCAATGTCACTACTGCAAACGTAGCAACAAGCATCGTCACTGGTAGCGAAACACTGTCTTACGGTACGGTCAACGGCGTGGCCTACCTCAACGGCAGCAAAGTCCTAACCACTGGGTCTGCGCTGACGTTTGATGGGTCTACGCAAACTCTTAACGCGACCAATGTTGCATATAGAGGCCAGATGAGCCTGAACGGCGGTACTGGCGGTATTGCTCAGCTAACTCTCTATCAGGGCAGCACAACCCAGACAAATTTGGTGGGGCAACTGTATTCGCTGACAGACCAAGTTACCTTGGCTGCTTCTAAATCTAATGGCTACATCACGCTTGAGTTGAACGGCTCCGAACAAATGCGCCTGACCAGCACAGGGCTGGGTATAGGGGAGAGTTTGCCTGCGTACAAGTTGGATGTTAAAGGGACAATTAACTCTGGTGCGTCTGCGGCGACGGGTTACAACTTGGTTTTCCGCACAAGTGGCATTACCACTGGCCGCGCTCAAACGGCTTTGACCAACACATCTGGCGACTTTTACACAGGCATTGAAGGCTCAACAGCAGGTCAAACTCTGACCGGAAGCGCGGCATATTCTGCTTTTGCTGGTACGTTCGCGGCCAATCCGCTATATCTGGTCACCAACAGCGCAATCCGTGCCACCCTCGACTCCTCCGGCAACCTGGGCCTGGGGGTGACGCCTAGTGCGTGGAGCCAAGGCAGAGCAATTGAAGTTGCTGGGACTGGGTATGGCATTTGGAACGGCACAGGAAGCATTTATTCCATAGCCAATGCCTATTTCAACGCCGGTTTTAAGTACGCTAGCACAGGGGTTCAGGCATCGCACTACTACCAATTCCAAGGCCAGCACGTTTGGTCTACAGCAGCCTCCGGCACAGCAAACGACCCCATCACCTTCATTCAGGCAATGACGCTGACGGCGGGAGGAAATCTGCTGGTTGGAACGACTAGTACACCTACAAGCGGTAGCGCAAATATTGTTGCTGCCTATGCAACCGGTGGCGGTGTTCAGATTGCCCACACCAACTCTGGCGGCGGTGGCCTGTTTGGTGGTTTGGGCGGTGGAGGCATCGCAGCCTACACCTACACCGGAGCAGTTGGCTCTGAGTCCTACACCGAGCGCGCCCGTATCGACTCCAGCGGTAACTTGCTGGTGCAGGCTACAAGTTCTTCTGTAACTTCTGGCGTTGGGCACAAGATTCGACCAGATGCAGCAGCCCCGTTTATGGGCACTGTTGGCTCATCAACTTCTGGTGCTGATGTCACATATAGCCTTTATTCAACCGGAGCGGCAGCGTATCGTTTTTATGTGGGGTACAACGGCACAATCAGCGCCACAACAACCACCATCAGCGCCATTTCTGACATTCGTTTTAAAGAAAACGTTCGTGACCTTGATGTTGGTCTTGAAAAAATCATGGCGCTCAAGCCACGTTTGTATGACTGGAAAAAGGGCAAAGGCGCTGACATTAAAAACGCTCGTGGATTTATCGCTCAAGAGTTTGAGCAAGTGTTCCCCGACCTTATTGATGAGTGGAAAGACCCTGCACCAGAAGGCGAGGAACCTTACAAGGCTGTTCGCGCTGACCTCATCCCCGTGCTTGTCAAAGCAATTCAAGAACTCAAAGCCGATCTCGACGCAACCAAGGCCGAATTGGCCGCACTCAAAGGAGCCTAAACCATGACCACCCTGACACAAGAAGAGGCACATCGCCTGTTTGAGTACAGGGATGGTGTGCTGTATTGGAAAGAACGCCACAAGAACAGCCGAAAGGCTAAAGGCGACATGGAAGCAGGTACGCCTTCAGGTCATGGTTACAAAAAAGTAACCATCAATCAAAAGAGGTTTTACGTTCACCAATTAGTGTTTTTGATGCACAAGGGTTATATCCCAGAAGTTGTTGACCACATTGATGGAAACTCAGCCAACAACCAAATTTATAATCTAAGAGCATCAAATAAATCTTTGAATGCTTGCAACTCAAAACGCAACATAAAAAACACCAGCGGACACAAAGGCGTTACTTGGCATAAAGCCGCAAAGAAATGGATGTGCCAAATTGTCTTTAACGCCAAAACAAAATATCTTGGTTTGTATGAAGACTTCGAGTTAGCTTGTTTGGTTGCTGACGAAGCAAGAGTTCTGTACCACGGCGCACACGCCAAAATTTGAAAGGTAGATCATGAGCGTAACAATAACTTGGGAAGTTCAGTGGATGCAGTGCTATCCGCACGCAGACGGACAGGCTGACGTGGTGTTTCAGGTTGGCTGGCAGTGCGCTGGCACTGACGGCACATACAACGCCTCTGTGTACTCGACCTG